AGGAGTATCTATTAAATGAAACTTGTCTTTAGTAAGATTATAAGCATAATATTGATTATCAGAAATTGTAGTAGCATCTACATCAAAAGGGATACCACTACTTCCTACCCTAAATCCACTTGTATAATAAACTCCGTCTGCTATATAGAAAGCATTTACAAGATTTTCAATATTTCCTGTATTACTTGTTATAACCGCTGATAGCTCCTCAGATGAGGTGGTTAGGTTAGTAATATTTGTTGTATTAGTGGATATGTTTCCTGTATTAGTAGCTATGTTTGCTGTATTAATAGCTACAACAGCCGAAACCTCTTCTGAAGAAGTGGCTAGATCAGTAACATAAGCATCTAAAGTATCAATCGCCCCTGATAAGCCTTCAGATGATGTAGTTAGGTTAGTAATATTAGTTTCAGCGGTAGTAACTCTACCACCCAAAGCAGTAACACTAACACCGTTGGCACTAACATCTCCTGTTGTGGCTACTATATCGCCTGTTGTAGTTGTAATATTATTAGCAGCAGCAATATTTCCAAGAGACTGTAAACTAGTGCTAGATTTAATAATACCTGTACTAAGAATAGATCCAGCCGCGCTTAAAGGTCCAGCAGAAACACCTCCATCAATTTTAATGTTGCCAGTTCCAGTTAGAGTGGTATTTAGTGTAGGATTAGATCCATTTAAAAATCCTTCACCCGATAAACTAGTTAAGTCAGTAGCTAGATTGTAACCAGTAGTCCAATTACTTTGATTAGTGGTTACTGTATTTTGAGTAGAGGTCCAACCCCCAGAAGCTACTCCAAGAGCTGTGACATTAGCAGTATTAGTAGCTATATTTGCTGTATTAGTGGATATAACAGAAGAAAGCTCTTCAGAAGAAGTAGCTAAACTACTAAGGTAAGTATCTCTAGTAGATATATCAACACCATCAACTAATCCAGTTACAGTAATATTTCCAACATCAGTTATATCATTATCATTAAGATCTAAATTGGTTTTAACACTTCCTGCTCCAGTGAAAGTATCATTAGCATACTGAATACCTACAGCCGCACCAGAGTAAGCACTATACGATGTTACAATATCTTCATTAGCACCAGAAGTATTAGAAACTATAGTGGATACAGTTGTAATATCAGCAAGTAAATCAGGGTCTATACCCACTGCTCCTGCGTTCCAGGTAGCTTCATTATTACTAATATAAGTAGACAGATCCGTTGTAGAAGCTTCGACATTACCAACTCGCGTATCAAGAGTTACAACATTACTTGATGTAGTAATAATATCACCAGAGCTATCGGTTACGAACTGGGCAGCAGCTAGAACTGAAGCGTCTACTGCTCCAACTTCAATAGCATCAATAGCTGTAGAAAGATCTCCTACTGAAGTATCTAGATTATCGACTCTAGTGTTAAGAGTATCGACATCTTCTACAGCGGTTCTAACATTGTTTGGAAGGGTCCCACTAGCAATAGTATCCCCGTCTTCAAAAGCACCTAATGAAGTTGGTCTATTGGCCTCATCAAGGACAATATAAACGAGCTTTTCTCTTTCAGCCATAAAGTATTACTCTTCGTCGTCTTCTTCACCTTGAAGCTCTGAGGCAATCATATCAATGATATCTTCAACATCTTTCATGCTTTTGATAGCATCTTCTTTAGTTTTAGTTGGAGCCTCTTCTTTCTCTTTGGTAGCTTCTTCCTCTTCAACCTCTTCTTCTTCTTCTTCGGTTTCCTCTTCTTCCTCAGCCTCTTCTGGCTCTTCTTCTTTTTGCTCTTCTTCGGGCTCTGGCTTTGAAACTTCTTTTTTCTCTTCTAGGGTTTCTAGAAGGTCATCATACTCAACTTCTTTTGAAACTCTTTTAAAGTCTACACTGTCGTACTCTTCTAAAGTGTTGTTTTCTTCTAAACACTCCTCGTAACCAGCTTCAACAAACATTTCAAAGAGGATATCGTTTAGATCAATAGCCTGAACTCCAGTTTTGTTGCGAAGTGATAGTGCCATCTCTGTAAGAACTTCTTTGAGAACTGAACCTCTAGGGGCTAGTCTACAAAGAGCTTCAAAGATAACTACTTGAGTGTTTACTAGACTTTTGAAAGAAGCTGGATCCTGAATATTCTGGATATTTACTCCGTACTTCTCGTTGATGGAGTTGATTAGAGCTTCTTTGGCTTCTTTTTTTACTTCAAAGATGAAGGAAGCGTATTCTTTAATATCTCCATCAGAAACACCAAGACCATCTACACTTCCTAGGCTATTTTTGAAAGTTTCAAAGAGACTTTTCTTAGATGCTAGAGCAACATAAGGAACTTCCTTGATAGCCTCAGCAAGAGCCCTTACAACATTCTCCTGGCTTTCAAAGATCATGCTGGCAAGGTTTCTAATAGCTGAGTTGTTTGCCCAGGTCAGAGAAAACTCTTTTTTAGACTCTAGAAGTTCTTTTTTTACTAACTCTTGTCTACAAATCATCTCATAGATGGTGTTATTGATACCATCCTTGAGAGTGTAGGATTTTCCTTCCTCTAACTGCTCTAAAGTTAGTCTTGGAAAGTTGAAAGCGGCAGCAACGGAGTTAGAAAGGTTTACAGCGTTCTTTACTTCAGGAACATTTGAGATAGTATCAAAGTTTTCTGATAAAAACTCAATAATTTGAGGCTTTATCTCCATAAATTGAGCAAACTCTTCTGATTCTGTGATGTTTTCAATGCTTTTGAGCCTTTCAGACTTCTCATGGAGCTTCTTTTGAACAGAATCGAGCTTTACTCGCTTCTCCCAAAGCTCTAGAATGTTAGAAAAGCTATCTTCTGCGGCTCCAAGCTCTCCATAGTGGATATTTTCGATAAAGTTGTTTACTTTTTCATTAACAAAGCCATCAAACCGCTCGTTATCGTGGAAAATTGACGCATCTTGAACCTTGATGTTATCAATTGAGACATTTTTGTCGATTTTATAGTCTCCAGTGATAACTTTTTCAGACTCAGTAAGGTATGTTACCTTTTCGTTCATGCTATCAATCGAAAAGAGGAAGACATTCTCCCTAATTGAACGACCAATACAATCTCCCAGCTTTACTAGAAGCGAAACTTTCTTATCTCTTTGCTCAAATATATTTGAAAACATAATGATTTACTCCATTTACCTTATATAGCTAAGTTTTATAGCAGTTTTTTAGGTTTTTGTGATTGTTTAGTAATTATTCTTTCTAGAACCTCTAAGTTGTGACCTTCATCTATTCTATTTTTGAGAAAATCTAGGTAATTGACCTTACTTTCAGCGGTTGGGGCAGGCTGTTGCGGTTGTTGTGGCGCTGCTCCACCCTGTCCTGGTTCTGGAGTTAGGCCAGCAGCAACTCGCTCTTGCTCCTTTTCCATTTCTTTTTCTTTTTCTTGCTCTATTTCTTCAAGCATCCGCTCAACTTCTTCGTCAGTCATCTCAAAGTACTCACGATAGATCTGCTTTTTAGATAAAAGACCAAGACCTTGAACTGCTTGAATCACTCTGGTCTTCTGCTCATCAATCTCTAGCTTGCGCTTACTAGAAATATCAGAAGGTTCAGGTAGACGAATCCTTAGTTCTTTGATTACGGATGCTGGATAGCCCTTTAGTTGAAGGTGTCTCTTTGCTATATTCTCTAAACCAGACTCAATATTAGTTTGAACTCTAAGAATAGTTCTAGCAAACTTAGCATCTAGCTGTGAAAGGTTAGCTTTTCTTTCTGGAGATTTATCTTTCTCTACAACATAATCCTTTGGAATTTTGAGGGCAGCGAGAAGTTTATCTCTATAGTATCTAACATCCTCAATCTCTCCAAGGTTTTGTGCTCCAGGAAGAGTATCAATCTTGGTTCCTCTACCATTTTTAGTAGGAACAAAGAAATCTTCATCCATAGACAGAGGATTGTGTCTTGAGTCTACTGTTCCTTGAGTTGAGTTGTAGTATTTTTCTTTTTTGAACTTGGCCTTAATGCGCTCAATAAACATCTCAGCCTTACTGGTTGGAAGATTTCCAGTGTCAATGTAGAAAATCCGTCTTTCAGGTGCTCTGGATAACCTGTAAATCATCATGGCATCTTCCATCATCTTTAGAGATCTAAAGATACGATGGCACAGGGCTGCGATGGATTTACCATATGGGTAGAATATAGGATCTGAGGTGTGAAGCCTAAAGTGAACAATCTGATTTTTATCTAACTCAACGTACTTTACAGGCTTACTGGTTTCTGAGGCAGCCCCGTAGTTGAAAGTGTCCATATTAGGAATCTCCTGAAGGAATTGCTTCAGATACCCATACTCGTTTTCAACTCTAAGGATGAAGTTTGGATTTAGAATCTTAATCTTTTTCAAACCTTCTTGAGGCTTATTTATATCAAGAATAAGTTCAGTAAAACAGTCTCCATATTTTACAGTGTTTCTAATAATATCCCAAAGATAGCGATCTAGTTGAATAGTTTCAAAGAGTTCTTCAATCTCTTCAACAGCCATATCATTCTTTGATTTAACAGACCATCGCTCTCCACGAAGACCTCTTTGGGTTGAATCATCAGCATAAATATCAAACGCAGCACCGATCTCAGGATACTCGTCCATTTCCTCATACTCTTTATACCGCTTCTTGCGGTTCATCTCTAGTTGAGGAAGAACTGGATTTCTAACAACACTACCTGTAGCAGGTATATCTTCTTTTGGAGGCTTTATTACATCGGTATTGATTACCGTATCTCCTTGGATTGGAGTTGGTCCTCCTTTTTCAATCTCTTTTACTATTTCTTTCTGAGCTTTAGTAGCAAAGAATTTAGCAAAGAATCTTCCAAGAGGTCCACTAGGAATAAAGTATCCTGTAGTAGCCCCAGTGTTGCTACCAAACTCTGTGTAACCTTCTTGTAAACTGTTGTTTTCTATTTTATCAGCCATTTATAATCTTCCTGAGAAATCGCACCGTGCGCTGTTTTGATCGCTGCTTTGTAACTTTTTGATGGAGCCATTGGTGTATCTAAGTGAGGAATCTTTGATACGAAATCAATGTTTCCTTCTTCTATTAGGTTTTTATAACAATGAACTGCTAAAGCTAAACTCATAATCAAATCATCATGATGTCCTTTCTCGGCCTGAGCTTTGCCGTTATCTTTGATAATAAAGGTCATAAGCTCGTCCACTGTTCTTTTTGAGTTAATTTTTATTGATTCAGTTCTTAGTGCTTCTTCTAAGTCTGCTAGTATTGTTTCTCTGTTTTTTGCTGTAGTTTGAAATCCAATGTCTCCACGCTGATCCATCCATAAATTTTCATACTCATTGATATTGAACAGCCAATCAATTAGGTTGTTTCCAATGGTATTTCGTTCACAGATAACATGAGCTATATTATATAGCATAGCTTCAGAGGTAATAATTTTAGCAAACTCATTAATTGGGGTTTTATTAGAGTAAAACTCAGCAACTTGCTGTCCGTTATACATATTTATAATATGAAACGCTGAGTAATCCCTATCTCTACCTAACGATACATCGCACGCAATCACATAACTATATTCTGGGTGAGGATCCTGCCAAACTCTCATTCGGTTATTATACTTGATATAATAATCATCACTTACCTGAGAGGCGATCTCGTTTAGGATCTGACCCTCAATATAAGTTTCTCCAGTCCCGAGAAAGCTACATTCGTATTCCTGTAGCCATTGTTTCAGGGGCATATTTCGTCTAGTAGTCTCTTCCCACTTATGAATGTCTAGACCTTTTTCGGCCATTTCTTCATAGAGGTATTCAAACCCTGGGGTGTAGGAATACTCTGGGTGCTCTTGCCATTTAATGTCAATTGCGTTAAAGGAGTTTTGACCATCAATAGCCTTCTGGTACACATCATGATACCAATTGCCAATACCATTAACTGTAGATAAAACGAAGGCTCGACCACCCGTTGAAATAATTGGATAAACTGCTGCCCAGATAGTGTCAATGTTTTCGATGAACGCGGCCTCGTCAATAATCAGTAAAGAGCCAGCGAGAGATCGACCTGATTGTTTACCCGAAGGTCTTGATTTAATAACTGAGTTAGTTTTTAGTTTTAGAGTGTGCTTATTATCTTCAATTATTCCTGGTTTTAGAAATTCAGGAAGTTCATCATACATTAGTTTGATTCTATCAAGAACTTCTGTAGATTCTGCGTCACCTTTGGATAGAATAACGATAGATTTATGTTTTTGAAATATAGCCATCCATAAAGACCAAGCAGCGGCGATGGTAGTACAACCAGCCTGTCTAAACTTTCTAAGAATATTGAAACGATGCGACTCAATATCTTTTAGAATCTTTTTTTGGAATGGATACAGATTCAAAGGTACAAAACCCCGAACATGGTG